AGACTTATTCGCAAAGGCTCCTCAACCTCTTACTGTTGATGCAGCTGCGACTCCAGCACCTTACAACATTTCAACAGCAAGCAATTTGTTTGGCACTTTGGGATCTGCTTCACGCCAGCAAGCAATGGCAATTCCAACAATCGCAAGAGCGCGAAACATTTTATGCAGCCTTGCAACATTGCCACTAGAGCAATACATTAAAAGTACCGGTGCACACGTCGAACCCAATCGCGTAATTAATCAACCCGATTCACGTGTTCCCGGTTCTGCTATTTATGCTTTTATCGCTGAGGATTTACTATTTCACGGCGTGGCGTATGGACAAGTTATGTCGATGTATGCAGATGGACGAATCCAAGAATGGACACGCGTTGCACCAGATCGCGTAACACAAACTCTCAATGCTGCATCAACTGAGATCGTTGGATTTCGAGTTGATGGATATGACGTGCCAACAATGGGCGTTGGATCTCTTGTTGTGTTTAATGGTTTGGATGAAGGATTCTTATCTAGAGCAGGTCGCACCATTAGAGCTGCAATCGCGTTAGAAAACGCATCAGAAGCGTTTGCTAAAGAGCCTGTTCCAATGATGGTTCTAAAGTCAAACGGCACAAATCTTACTAGCGAGCGTATTGGCAAACTGCTTGAAGCCTGGCGCGTAGCCCGTAGCACTCGGAGCACAGCATTTCTGAACGCCGACGTGGAATTACAGGCTATGGGAATTGATCCAAACAAACTGCAACTAAATGAGGCACGTCAGTATGTAGCGCTAGAATTATGCCGCGCTATTGGCATGCCTGCTTATTTTGCAAGTGCTGAAACGACATCGATGACTTACTCAAATGCAACAGCGGAGCGTCGTTCATTAATCGACTTCGGTGGTCGTAATTTACTTTTGGCAATCGAACAACGTTTGTCAATGCCGGATTTTGTCGGCCAAGGCAATGAAATCCGTTATTCGTTAGACGAATACCTACGCGGTAATCCTTTGGAGCGCGCGCAGGTTTATGAAATCCTGAATCGTATTGGCGCAATGAGCGTTCAAGAGATTCGCGAAGAAGAGGATCTAATCGACACATGAAAATAACAATGCCTGTAACAATTACTGCATCTGATGCTGAAACACGCATTATTGCAGGACGAATTGTGCAATGGGACGCAGAAGGTAACACATCTGCTGGTCGCACAAAGTTTCTACCTAACTCAATCGAGTTTGGCAAGAACACAAAATTAGTTTTAGAACATAATCAAACAAAGCCAATCGGAAAGTTAGTTGAATGGTCGCAAGATGATACAGGTATTACTGCATCATTTAAGATCGCCAAAACAACTGCTGGAAGTGATGCTTTGGAAGAAGCTGCAACTGGACTTCGTTCTGATTTCAGCGTTGGCGTACAAGTAGATGCGTGGGATAACAAAGATGGCGTTATGGCTATCAGCGCATCTAAGTTAATTGAAGTTTCACTTGTAACTGATGGAGCAATCCCAGGTGCAGAAGTGGAAAAGGTTGCAGCAACCGAAACACAAGGACAGGCTGCATCCGAATCAACCCCGGAACCTCAGATCGAGGAACCTAAGACCGAAGGAGATGACCTAGTGTCAGAAACCGTTTCAGAGGCAGTATCAACCGAAGCGGTTGAAGCTGCAAAGTCAGAAGTGAAGGCAACTTCATATCCACTAAACTCACAAAAGGTTCGTAACCCAATCGTAGATAAGGCTTCATATTTGGAGCACTCAGTTCGCGCATCAATGGGTAGCGACGAATCAAAGTTGTACGTTGCAGCAGCAGCGGATACAACAGACAATGCTGGTCTAGTACCAACACGTCAATTAACAGAAGTTATCAATGGCATTTCAAATGCTGATCGTCCAAATATCGAGTCAGTATCTCGCGGTGCACTACCTGATGCAGGTATGACTTTCGAGATTCCAAAGATCACAGTTGCTCCAACAGTTGCAATCGCATCTGAGGGTGGAACACCATCTGAGACAGACCAGAACGCTGCTTTTGTTTCAGTAGATGTCAAGAAGTTCATCGGACAGCAGACATTCTCACTAGAATTGCTAGATCGTTCATCTCCAGCATTTTTTGCTGAGTTGGTACGTCAGATGGAATACGCATACGCAAAGGCGACAGATGCAGCAGTTTCAGCTGCGCTAATCGCTGGTGGAACAGATGGCGGAAACCGCACAGTTTCAGCTGCAAACATCGCTGACTTCGTTTCAGATGCAGCAGTTTCTATCTACAAGGGAACACTAGGCTTTGCACAGAACATCATCGTATCTCCAGAACAATGGGGTAACTTGATGGGTCTAGTTGATGGTTCAAACCGCCCAGTATTCCAGCAGACAATCAACCCACAGAACGCAGGCGGAAACCTAACTGCAACAGCAGTTCGCGGAAACCTACTAGGTCTAAACCTACGCGTTGATCGTCAGCTAACAACAGGCTCAGGCGTTGGCGATAACACAATGATTATCGTGAACCCAGATGCTTACACATGGTACGAGTCAGCACGTCTATCACTACAGACAAACGTGATCTCAACAGGTCAGGTTCAGGTTGGCTACTACGGCTATGGCGCAGTTGCAACTAAGCTGGGCGCAGGCGCATATCGCTGGATGGTTGCATAACCACTAGCAACATTAATCATGGGGGGGCGGTTGCTCCCGATCGCTCCCCCAGCAGTTTAGAGAGGATGAAATGCCAAGTATTATCACAGCGTCAGAGTTGAGATCTGTCCTTGGTGTTTCGTCTGCTCTTTATTCAGACGCATATCTAAATGACATCATCGATACATCTGAGGCAGTTATCTTGCCTTTACTTACAACTTTTGCATCACCAATCGCCAAGGTTTCGCTGACTAGCAATGTCGCAACCTTTGAGACAGTAGGCATCCATGAGTTCACCGAAGGACAATCAGTTGTCATCGCTGGATGCGGATCACCATTTAACGGCACTCAAACAATCAATGATGATGTCGATGCATACACATTTACAGCAAACATCACTAATGCCGATATCGCAGAGCGCAACGTCATCCCTAGCGGATCAGCAACGCTTACAGGCGCTGCTACATATGTTGGCGTTGCAGCGGTTGAATCCGCGATCATCGTAGTTTCAGTTGAAGTATTCCAATCTCGTACTGCACCAGGAGGACAAATTGAAGGCGTGGATTTTGCTCCTAGCCCTTACCGCATGGGGCGCAGCTTGTTTAACCGCGTTGTCGGACTTCTGGGTCCATACATTGATGTAGAGACGATGGCTCAATAATGCCGAGCACGATCCTCTCAGCAGTTCGCACTCCTCTTGCCACAGCACTATCAGGCGTTGCTGCAAACGTATTTAGTTACGTTCCAGAGCAAATTCCTGCTCCTGCTGTTGTTGTCGTACCGGACTCTCCATACTTGGAGTTTGACACCATAGGCAAGAGCACCTTTCGATGCAAGATCAATATGACGATTACTTGCTGCGTTGCTTACAACAGCAACCCTGCATCACTCGATAATATTGAGCAGTTAATAACAAGTGTTGTGGCGGTTATACCGGCTGGATATGAAGTTCAGGCGGTTGACCGACCAACAGTAACAACAGTAGGCGCTAGCAACTTGCTGGTCGCAGATATAAGGGTTGCCACTTGGTACACCCAAACAGCATAAGGAGAACCAATAATGCCAACAACAGTCATTACGGGTCGCGACCTAATCTTGACCATCGCAACAGTAAATTACGATGCTCAAACAACTAGCGCCCAATTAGCAGTAACATCAACCGTTGATGTTTATCAGACACTTGACGGTAAAGCATATAAGCACGTTGACGATCAATGGACGCTAACAGTCGAATTACTTGCAGACTGGGGCGCAACAGGATCATTATTTGAAGCAATGTGGACAGCATGTGAAACAGCACCAAACACAACTTTAGCAGTTTCACTAACAGCTGCATCAGGTGCAGTCTTTGCATTTAACGTATTGCCAGTATTCCCATCAGCAGGCGGTGCAGCACCAGGAGCACAGACTGATACATGGACATTTACAGTCGTTGGAACACCAAGCGAAACATTCAGTTAAAATCTAACAAACGGGAGCAAAGATGAAAAAAGAAATCACAATTACATACGCGTCAGGGGATCAGGCGACTTACATCGCCTATCCGCCTGATTTTGCAAAATGGGAAATGGCTAACAAAAAGTCCATTGTTGAATTTTCAGGAATGTATGATCTGTTGTTTGTTGCACACAACGCTATGAAGCGCGAAGCTGCTGGCAAGCCAGTCAAGGCACTTGATATCTGGATGGAATCTATTGTTGATATTGAAGTAGGCATCGATAACCCAAAAGCCATGGACGGGGAAGTATCAGCCGACTCCTAATTGAGTTGGCAATAGCAACTCAGATCCCAATGAGCGAGTGGACATCCGCTGAGGATATCCTGACGGCAATAGAGATTCTGGAGGAGCGCAATGGCAGATGATCCAATCACCTATGATAAACAACAGTTGCGCGGAATCATCAAGGCATTCAAGGCAATGGATGATGAAGCGGTTGAAGCTGCTAAAAAAGAATCTTCTGCACTTGCTCAATATGCTTCTGAAAAGATTAAGACAGCAGCTGCATCTCGTACGGTTGCAGGTACGGTCGCAAGAGGTATTGCTGATGGAGTTTCGGTAAAGAAATCAAGTAAAATTGGTGAGTTTTCATACGGCTTTGCTCGACAAAAGTTTAGCGGTGGCGGTTCAACCTTGGATCTGCTTTACGGTATGGAGTTTGGCTCCAATCGTTTTAAGCAGTTTCCAAACCGAACGCCTAGCAAGGGTAGAGGCAATGAAGGTTATTTCATCTATCCGACCTTGCGAGCAATTCAACCTGAATTGATTAAGCAATGGGAACAAGCATTTAATCGCATTTTGAAGGAGTGGGACTAATGGCAGGCAATAGAACGCTTAAACTCTCGATCCTTGCTGATGTCGATCAACTTAAAAAAAGCCTTAATCAAGGCACTGAGGATGTGCAAGGTTTTGGAAATCAAATTGATGGATTCGCTGGTAAGGCTAAAGTCGCTTTTGCTGCTGCTGGAGTCGCAGCTGCTGCTTATGCTGGAAAACTTTTGGTTGATGGAGTCAAAGCTGCTATTGAGGATGAAGCTGCACAGGTACGACTTGCCAACGCTTTAAGAAACACAGTCGGAGCAACTGAGGCCAACATCAAAGCCGCTGAGGATTACATTTTGAAGCAATCTTTGGCCACAGGTGTGGCAGATGATCAATTGCGCCCAGCTTTAGAAAGACTGACACGATCCACAAAAGACATTGGGGAAGCTCAAAAACTCACAAATCTTGCACTTGACATTGCGGCTGCAAAAAACATTTCAGTCGAAACAGCTGCTAACGCATTAGCAAAAGCCAATGATGGGCAGACTGGAGCACTTAAAAAACTTGGTATTACTCTTGGTGACAATGCCACAAATCTAGGTGAATATAATAAAGTACAAAAGGCTTTAGAGAAGGCACAATTAGAGGCTAATTTTGCTCTAGAAGAATACGGTCCGAAATCTAAGGAATACATTAAAGCATCGGCTAAAGTTGCTGAGACTCAAGAAAAAGCCAATGATATTGCAATGCAAGGCATTGACATTTTCGGAGAGTTAGGCAAAGAGTTCTCAGGAGCAGCTTCAGAAGCAGCTAATACTTTCCAAGGCAAAATGGATCGCTTAAAGGTTGCATTTGATGAAACAAAAGAAACCGTTGGCGTATTTGTTTTAGATGCAATCACCCCGCTGCTTGGATTTATTACGAACATGGTTGTTCCGGCCGTTGAAGCATTTATCGGAGCAATGGGTGGCGAAGAAGGACTTGGCAATGCATTCAAGGGCGTTGCAGATTTCGCTAAAAAGTTCTTCACGCCTATTCTTGAAGCGTTAAAAGATGTATTTGATAAAATCAAAAAAGTTGTTATGGACAACGAAGATGAGTTTGAGGCTTTGTTCAAGTTTCTAAAGGATATCGTTGCACCATTTTTTGCAGGCGCACTCAGCACCGCAATCAAAGCGTTTGGCGGTGTTCTTTCAACCGTACTAGGTTTCGTGGCAAATCTCATTTCAGGCTTTGAACGAGTTATTGAATTGGCTAAGAAAGTCAAAGATGCTCTTGGCGGGGTGTTTGGTGGAAACGATAACAATGGTTCGATTGCGCCTAACAGAAGCAACATGCCAGGCGCTATTGCACCAATAGGCAGATCCAATCTTGGAGGTAGATCACAATCTCCAGTCTCAATTACAGTAAATGGCGCAATCGATCCAGTCTCAACGGCTCGACAAATTGCAGACTTGCT